AGGTCACCCTCGTTCCTAAGACGCTGAAGACTCCGCGTGTGATCGCCATGGAGCCGACTTGCATGCAGTACATGCAGCAGGCGGTACTCCAACGATTGCTCACGTACCTCGACAAGGATAACTTCCTTGCGAGGGTTATCGGATTTGACGACCAAACTCCTAACCAGGAGCTGGCTCGCCGTGGTTCGATTGATAACCGAACTGCTACACTCGATTTGAGTGATGCATCCGATAGGGTCTCTAATCAGCTCGTTCGTGGCATGTTGCGTCATTGGCCTCATTTGTCAGGGGCTGTTGATGCGACACGGTCACGCCGGGCGGAACTTCCGGGAGGCGGAGTGATCCGTCTCGCGAAGTTCGCGTCTATGGGTTCAGCGCTTTGCTTTCCCATCGAGGCGATGGTTTTTACAACATTGATCTTCGTGGGGATTCAGAGATCGCTTAACAAGCAGCTTTGCCGCAAAGACCTAGTCTGCTTTGCGGACTCGGTGCGTGTCTTTGGGGACGATCTAATTGTCCCTAGAGATCATGTGCCCTCCGTCGTCAGCTCACTCGAACATTTCGGTGCTAGAGTGGGTACTGACAAGAGTTTCTGGACTGGAAAGTTCAGGGAGTCTTGTGGTCGGGAGTACTTTAATGGATCGGACGTCAGTATAGTCCGTGTCCGGCAAGCGTTTCCGACACGACGGCAGGACGCAAGTGAGGTTATCTCACTTGTTTCGCTACGTAATCAACTGTATTACAGTGGTTACTGGCAGACAGTGAAGTGGTTGGATGGACAAATCGAGAAGGTACTGACACACTTTCCGACTGTCCAACCCACATCCTCACTGCTGGGCAGGGTGAGCTTCTTGTCCTATAAAGCAGAGGCCCAATGGCAGCCGCGCTCTCACGCGGAAGCCAAGGACCTCTTGCCTAAGGATAGGCGGCTTCACCCACGCCTTCATATCCCCTTAGTTAAGGGATATGTAGTGGAGGCCAAACCCCCTCGAGATCTTCTGGGGGGGACTGGTGCCCTGCTTAAGTGTCTTCTCAAGCTGGACGAGGGGAGTAGCTTAAGGGATTCAATTCCCTGCTCTCCCGACAGCACATCGCTGGACGGATTTCGATCCGTTCCGCGGAGCTCCTATGGGGAGCGATCCCCTAGAGTTAATGAGAACCACCTAGAGCGTTCTGGACGCCCCAAGTCGTCAACACTAAAACTTGGGTGGAGATCACCCCTTTAGGGAGTGGTCGGGGCCAGTATAACTACTGACCTTGAGGGAGAGTCCGAAGTTCCCTTCTAGGCGGCTAATAACCGCTCGAAGGGTCCTGACCG